TGTTGATATGCTGGAGTTGCAGAATCAAAACCTGTCCATGCTCCAAGCCCTTTGTCTTTATCTTTCCATGTACCTGAACCTGAACCATTAGCTACATAAACTTGACCTGATGAAGCAGCAGCTACACCTTTAGGTTCATGAATGTCTGGGTCTGTAATTACATTATGTTGTATTGTCATTTAAATTCCTTAAAAGGAGTGGGGTCCGAAGACCCCTATCCTTATACTTCTACGTGATATTCAACAATAACTGTTGCAGTACCAGCAGTATATGAGCCAGTTGCAGCTACTGTTAGTTCACCAGCATTAGCACCGATAGAAGCACCAACTAACGCACCGTTACCGTCAATAACGGCACCAGCAGTAGTAGGTGTAATAGCAGCGTCTAAGCCGTCAGCATCAATAACTGTACCATTACTTTGGTATAAGCCTACGTTAAGACTTGTACCTCCAGCCCATGCAGTACCTGTAATCCATTTTGAGGATACGATAGTTGCATTTGCTGGAATAGCAAATTGTAAGTTAGTTGAGCCATAAGTAGGTAAATCAGAGTAATCAAATTGCCATTCAGCACGTTTGATTTGACCTGTTGATTTAGCCTGACCGCCTTTTGAAGCATCAGTGTCTCTTGGTCCATAATGATTAAGGACATTGATGCCAGCTGTATTTTCATAAGCCATGTTTATTCTCCTTAATAATTAGTTGGGTGAGTTAAAATAACACCAAGAGTGTCTACACGTTGAGCACCTAAGCCATAACGTGAAGTTACTTGATACTTGTCTGCACGCTCTTCATTGTCTCTCCAACCTTCTGTTTTAGGAGCACGTCTCCAAGCATGCATAATTGGCTTGCATGAATCATCTGCTACGCACATGAACACGTTAGCCTTATCACCAATTTCACCAGTATCATTAGCTAAGCTATATGAAGAAGCGTTAATAGCTTCTGCAGCTGTTAATGTTGGTAAGAAATTAGATGTATAAATATCCCAACCAAAGATATTGCGAACAAATTTATGGTCTCTAGCGAAACCTTCTGTTACCATACCTTCAAACATTGGGTTGTTTGATACGTTAACAATGTTTGTTAAGCTATTTAATGTAGCTTCAACAACAGGGTCAACAATAGCAATACGACCTGAAGCAGGTGCATTTGCTTTATCAAATGCTAACTTCATAGAAATAAAGTCAGATAGTGTAACAGTACGTGTTGTACCACCTGAACCACCAGCTACCCAACGATGTGGACGGCTGTTTACTAAGTTTAAGTTAGCGGCTGTTTGAGCAGTGTTAGCTACGTTTAAAAAACGTGTTTCATGATGTTCACCAAGAGCACGAGTCGATTCCATAGCACGCATAGCCATAAGTGTATCAACTTGAGAACCATCTTCACGAAGGTCATCAGACACTTTCCAACCATCACCAACATAGTCAGTAATAGAAAGTGTAATTGTACCTGTGTCGATAGGACTATAGTTGAGAGGAGTATCCTCAGCTGCATCTTGAATTGTTACAGTACCTACTGTTTTGATGTTAAGAGTTGTACCTGAACCAAAGTCTGTTACATCCCTCCACATACCTTCAGGAAGTAGATAATCGTGTAAGTTTTCAAGAATAAACTGTGAATACTGTTGCGCTTCAATAAACGCAGTTGTATTACTTGTTAATTGTGACATAGTTTATTCCTCTAAGCTAATTGTCGTTTTACTTTTTCTCCAGCAATTTTCCAAGCATTAACTAAATCTTTTGTTGATGCTCCACGTTTAACTTTAGCAGATAACTCTTGAGGAGTTGTACTCTGATTATAAGTTTCTGTGTTAACATTACCAGTAGATTTAGCTATATTAGTAGGTTTATTATCAAACCCAGCTAATTTAATTACTACACTTGGAGATGTAGTTGCTAGACCATTTAATTGAGCTACAGTTAAACCTGAGTCAGAAGCAAGTTTATTGTAAACTTTTTCTGCTTCAGTGCCATAAACATCTTGAAACTTTTTAGCAACAGAAGCTGCATTAGCTTTTGCTGTTTTATTAGTTTCATTTTGTTGTATAGCTTGTTGAACTAAAGCCATCACGTTATCTTGTTGTATTCCTTCTTGAGGAGCTGTCTGCTGCTCGTATGAAATACCAGACTTTATTTCATCTAAAAGTTCTTGAGTAGTCTTACGTTTAGTAAGCTCTTCTCTTGTTTCAGCAAGTTCTTGTTCAAGAGTTTTAATATGCTCTTGAGCATGAGGTACTGATTTAAGAGCTTCTTCAGGACTTTTATATTTTTTCCCCTCACCTACTAGTGCTTGAACTTCTGTCGGAATTTCAAACGGTTTAGTTTGGGTATCTTGTTGTTGAGTTTCCTGGGTAGGTTGCTCAACAGGTTGTTCAGTTGTTACATTATTCTCTTCCATTAATATCTCCTTGGTCAGAAGGTATTAGATTATATAATTTAGTATAAGCTTTTTGTATTCCAAGTAAATAAGCTTGATGAAAAGACCAAGAATGATTACTAAAATTGTCTTCACTCATAGCTTTTCTTTGAGCTAAAGATATTTGTTCTTCACAATATTCTCTAATCTCTCTTAAGGCTTCTACTTTACTTAAAGCTTTACCTTTAT